GTGCAAAGACGTACCTTGAAGAATGGTAAATCATTACAGTTCATCTTCACAGGTAGAATGCAAGCGGCGTATCACACGCCCGGGGAGCCTATCCTTGGAAGTGGTGATCCACCAGTAGCTGAGAAAACTATACAATGCGATGACCTATTAATCAGTTCAGCATTTGTATATGACTTAGATGAAACACTTGCACATTACTCTCTACGCTCAGAGATCTCTTCTAAGATCGGTCATGCTTTGGCTGAAGCTTATGATAAGAAAGTGTTTAGAACTATTGCTCTAGCAGCAAGAGAAGCACATCCTATCACAGCATCTCCCGGACCAGAACCCGGCGGTACAACTATTGAGCTAGGTGTAACTAAGGAGTATAACGCACAAGCACTTGTTGATGCTTTCTTTGAAGCAGCTGCAGTTCTTGACGAAAAAAATCTTCCAAAGACTGGACGTAC